GACGGTGGGCTGTAGAACGTGCCTTCAATCGTTACTTCTCGGTCCCCGATGATGACCTTCGTGTCGTTGTCGGTCCAGCCAAATTGTGTTCTCATAATTTCAGCCTTGTGTGTTACCTGTAAGTTCTTGACGGACAGGATGAGGTAGTTGATGAGCATGTCCATCTGCTTGTTACCAGCAGCGACCCCGTGCTTCGCCAACTCTTCCCGTAGCTTTTCCTTGACCACGAGTGCCGACAGCGGCACCGTGAACTCCGATACCCCATCCTGCGGCAGGTGCAGTTTGATCAGCGCAACCTCCCCCATAAGTGGGTCACGCATGCGCTTGACTACGTAGATGTTGTTCTCGTATACGAGCTGCGGCTCTTCTTCCCCGCCTGGGACACGGAAGTAAATGGCTCCGTTCTTGGACCTGAAGTACGGTTCAGGGATCGGAGATAGTGGCCGAGCAGGTGCATCTTCTTCTGCCCCATCGCCGTCGTCAAAGTCTTCAGCGTCGGCAATCTCAGTGCCGAGCATGATGGGGGACTTGAACTTACCCTTGTGCTGGCACCCATCGCAGCCATTGGGGTTCTCTCGCTCAAACGTGGTGCAGAAGTGTGGGCCACCGATGTCCTCGGCCTTGGCTTCTGTCTCACCCTGCGTGTAGTTGGGGTGGCGCTCAGAGATCTTGTGGATTGCAGCTTCTCTGTCTACACAGTGTGTGGCTATGGACAGTGCCGAGCGCCACAGGTTGTAGCTGATTTCATCTTGGTGCTGATAGCAGTACAGCAGTTGGTTGCAGCCTTCTCCGCTGGCCGACTTGATCATGATGGTCTTGAACCGCTTGACCCGGTTCTCAAACATTGACTCCATCAAGGGGCTCAGGCGTCGGGGTATGAACTCCCGATCTTCTTCTGGCTCAGGGGCACTGATGAGTGCCTTCCACGTATCGTAGTCAGTGGTGTCGTAGTGTTTGTCAAGGACTGAAACATCGCATTTCAGTCCGTTCTTGAAGTTATACGTACCAGGGATGCGTAGAACTCTGGACGGCTCAAACACCGAAGTGTCCACAACGAGCCCCGACTCAACTGCTAAGTCACGCAGTCGGTGCGACAGGGCCACCCACATATTGCGTGGGATGGTGGCGCTCAGAATCCAGTAGAAGTGCAGGCCATAGCCTGAGTCCACCACGATGGGCCTGGGCAGCTTGTGCTGCTTAACGAACCCTATTACCGCTTGCAGTCCAGTTGCTTGGTCTACGTAGCCGGTGATCTTGCCGTCTTTGTTCGGCTGTGCTTTCTCCTCTCCACAGTCAATGTCCATCCACAAAGCGCGGAAAAAGCTAGCGTTCTGATGTGTGCGGTTGTCCTGATCTCCATACTTGGCGCAGCCAAAATATGCGTCGAACTTGTTTTCAACAAGCCACTCGATCTGCTTGTCAAAAGACTCCCTGTCATCGAAGAACTTCTGGCTTATGTACCTGCCGCTACCAAATGCGCAGTACCTCCCCTCCGGGGGCAACACCGCTGCAAGCAGATCAAAGCTGGTCATTGTTTTTTGGGGTGGCTAGGGCAGTACGGGGCCGAAGCCCCGTACCACTCACTAACGGATTGATGTCACTTGCACAAGGAAGTCATGTAGCTTTCGATGCGCTCGGTCATGCTTGCGCTAGGCTCACACTCACCCCAGAACCAGTTGTAAACGGTCATGCGGGTAACTCCAAGCTGATCAGCAACTACATTCACGGGCACATTCTTGGCTATGCAAAGCCTGCCAAGCGCAACACCCAACGACTGGCTGTCTGACCGTTTGTTGGCCTCAACCAGCCGCAGGCTGTATCCGTAGCTCATGCTTATTCCTCGTCACTCCAAGCAGCGACAACGTCGGCCAGCTTCTTCTTGGGGGCTGGGGCGTCATCTTCCTTTTTGGATGCACGCTTGGTCGGCTCAGGAACGTCCTCGGCTTCCACAGCCTTCTTTGCAGGAGCCGCTAGCGCCGGTTGTTTGCCCACACCATCAGCCTGGGACGGAGTCATCACCACAAGTGCCTTGACCTGCTCGGTATTGGCAACCTTCTGGGCAACTTCAAACTCGCCACGGTTGATGTACCGTGCCGGAGCGAACAGAACTGACTGGTTGTCGTTGTTCTCGTTGAAGCTGATGCGTGTGACCATGTAGTCCACGCTCTTGCCGTTGTTGCTGAGGTACTTGGTGTAGTTCTCAAACGTGTGGGCGTTGTTACCGTCACCGTCACCGAAGAGGGACTTGGATGCCAAGTTGATCTGATAGACCTCCCCTTGCAGGGAAGTATCAAAGTCATCCTCCAGCATCACCGCGAGTCGCCGTGAGTAGCGGCACGCCTTGGATTGGCCCTGCCCTGAACCCTTGATGTTCTGGGGGCAGTTGTCGCAGCTAGAGGCTTGCGGGTTGGCAGCACGTGCGTCAGGAGTACGCCCGTCGTTGGAGAAGCAGTCCGGCGCAGTCGGCTCGGCATCGGGGCTCCACGCCTTCATGTAGAAGATGCGGCCCACACGAGGTGCGGCGTTGACAATGATGACATTCAAGTCACCCTTGATCTTGCCCATCGGCTCACCACCGACCATCTTCGTCCAGATGCCGTTCTTGGGCACCAGACGCTTGGCACCAGTCTTACCCGCGAGGGTCTTGGTGAGTTCGCTAACCCCAGCTTGCTGCAGGAAGTCGGGGAGTTCTTGGTTGAGGAGTTGAATGTTGCTCATTTCACTTTGCTCTTCTAACGACCACGGTGTATTCCTTGTCCTGATTCAGACCTTCAGGCAAGGTGTCTGGGTTCTCTTCAAGAAACTGCTTCATGTTTGATTGATGAAGCCGCCTCTCCAGCAGGGCAAATGCACCATGATCTTTGATGAACCGGTACATAGATTCCCAGTCATTCGTCCAATACCGTGTTTTGATTGAACGGATGATCGTCCCTGCATTCGTGTTGATGCTGTTGACATCTAGCTTCTTGCAGACATCCAGCATCTTCTGTTCTATCTCTTTCAACTCTGTTGAAAGCTCACTGTCTAACTTCTCATACTCAGCTTTGAGTTCGTTGCGCTTGTCACGCACGCCTACGTACTTCGCTGTGAGATCACTGAGGGGCACTTCGCCCTGAACTTCTGATACGTCCATCGTTACTCCTAACATTGTTAGTCTGTGTGGGGAACCCACGCGACCTACTGTAGCCTACTTTTTTACTTTGTCAAGAGTCTTGAAGCTCTTGTCGGTAAAGTTCAACCACCTTCTCGTGGTTGCTAATGTTGCTGCGCAACATGGCGTACAGCTTGCTCTCCACCGGACTGCCCTTGATGTGCACCACGGTCATCGCGTTGCGCTGGCCTGGGCGATTGATGCGGGCGTTGGCTTGGAGGTAGGTCTCCACACTGGTCACGGGAGCGTACCAGACGATGGTGTCGGCGGCGGTTAGGGTAAGCCCGTGGGATGCAGCTTGCGGCTGGATGATGAGGACCCTGGGGTTCTCCTTGTTCTGGAACTCAGTAACCAGAGCACTACGCTTGTTGACAGGCACATCCCCGTTGATGACATCACAACTGATGTTGTGCTTCGTGAGGTACTCTCTGATCTTGAGGATGGTGTGCGTGAAGGGCACGAACACAAGCACCTTGTGGCTTGCTTCCTCGATCACTTCCCTGACCGCTTGCAGTCGGCTGCTGGCGTCGAAGTCCACCACCCCGCCGCTGTCCGTATATATGGAGCCGCACGCTATCTGTAGCAGCTTGTTGAGCTTGACCGCTGCGTTCATGGCGGAGATCTCTTCGTCCGCTGCCTCGATCAACATCTCGTTCTTGAGTTCCTTGTAGAACTTAACCTGCTGTGCAGTTAACGGTGCTTCTCGATCCACATACGTGAGTTCTGGCAAGTCCAAGCACTGCGCTTTCTCAAACCTGATGGCAGGCTGCAGCACTTGGTGCACGATTGACTTGGCCGAGTCCTTCGGTGCCCAGCGGTACTGGGTCACCGGGTACATCACCATGTCTCTGAACTGGCCGAAGAACAGTGGCACGCCCTTGGGGTTGACCATCTTAGCCAGCCCGTATGCGTCAACTGGAGACTGAGCAGCGGGGGTGCCGGTGAGCATCCACAGACCTTTGACGTGCTTCATTACGTCCCGCATGGTCTTCCATCTGTCAGTCTGCGCATTCTTGTACGCCGACGCCTCATCGATCACCACAAGGTCGAAGCCCCCGTGGATGATCTCGTTCTTGACTATCTCCACGCCGTCAAAGTTGATGACGACGAACTCGGCTGGGCCAGAGACAATCTTCTTGCGCTTGTTTGAGCTACCGTAAGCTACGTCTACATGCCTGTGCACAGCGAACTTGAACAAGTCCTGCTGCCATGCCGAGTGCATGATCGACAGAGGGCACACAATCAGCACGCGCCGTACAAGCCCGAGGTTCATCAGGTAGTCGGTAGCCCATATAACTGAGGCTGTTTTACCTGTACCCTGCTCGTTGAAGCAGAAGGCTTTGCGGTTTGCCACCAAGAATGATGCAGTCTCTTTCTGGTGCGCGAAGGGCGAGAGCCCAGCGGGGCAGGGCCACTTGTACCCTGCCAAGTAATCAGTTCTGTCCATTTTTACCTCACTTCTAACACTCAAACCCACTAACTTACTGCGCAGCAGTCTTCACTTCTTCTCCCCCTTGTGATGCAGGTTGCGGCTACGGTTCTTTGATGGTGCTTCCAGCTTGTAGCCGTCCTTGTTGGAACCACCGTTGGCGAACGCTTTGTTGTGGGATACGTCCTTCCCAGTACGATCCACGCCCTTGGCATCCAGTGCCCTGCGTGCACGTTGGCGCTCCATGCGCTTCTCGTGTTCACCACGCTTCTTCTGTAGCTCGTACTCGTGCGCATAAGGACGAGGACTCTTCGTGTATGGCATATCTAGCTCCTGTTGTGCTCACAACTCTTCACCGGGCAGAACCTGCACAGTGGGCCACTGACAGGGTTCCACACCCCGCTCTTGAATGCGCTCTTCAGACGATTCAGGTCGAACGTGGCGCTGTTCATGTACAACTGCACGTTCTCGGCAACGTGCTTCTTCTTCACAAACTCGTTGCTCACCACGAACAGCAATGCTGACTTGATCACCTTGATCTTGGGGAACTTGGCGAACACAGCCACAGCCATGTAGTCCAACTG